CCCCAGTATTCTAAAACCTCATAGCGGCTTTCAGAAACATAGGGTTCAGTTTCATCCTCACGAATTGTATCTTCGTAGTATTTGTCCTCGTAGTTAGGACCCTTCGCTAAACACTCTTCAATAGCTTCCGCTATAAAGTGAGGACGTTTAATTAATGCGCGAAGTTGTTGGCGATTCATTCTGTGACGTTCTATGACGTATTCACAGTCATCAATGCTCGTAGCAGATGGGTCTGGGTGAAAGTCCCACGCAGACACCATTTCGATTCTAGGTACAACCTTTTCATACGGCTGGTATTCTCGTTCGCCGTCCTCGTTGCGGCCCCACTGGTGGACACGCTTGTAAAAATTAAAAGGTCCTTTGACAATACCTGTGCCAAGAAGGGACGCTTCAAAAATAGCATTACGAAATACGTTTACTGCGTTGGTGTCGAGAAGTTGGTCATGAATGACCTTTTCCATATTTAACGCTGCAATCTGTGCTGGGTTGATTTGAGGTTCACCCATCTTTGCAGGTCCTTCAGCAAG